AATCCTCCTGTTCTTTTATCGGGATGAGTTGAAACACCTTTCATTGTGTCTACAAGTTCCATATGGTATTGGTCTGCATAATTTAACATGTCAGAAGCTAATGTACCTTGAGTTTCCATCATACCAGTTCCTGTTCTTTTAGGTTTAGCTGAGAATGGATATTCGTCTGTAGGTACTGAAACTTTTGTACCAGTTGATAGTTGACTTGGTTGTTCGCGGTTACCATAAAAGGTATTTTCTTTAAAATGTTTTTTAATAGTTCTTCCAAAGAAATCAGGTACATCGTCCGCGTTTTTAGGTAGGTCAAGTCCGGAATCATCATCTTCTCCTCCTCCCCCCGATGAAGGTATATATGTTCCTAAACCATTAATGCTTTTTTGAAACGCGGAATCTATTGAGAAGTAAAATTTTCTATCTTTATTTTTTTCTATTTCATCAACTAAACCCACCGCATAAGCTATAGAACCTATATGATTCTTCATATTTGGGATATCTGTTTCCTCTAATTTTCCCTTAAAAATTTCTCCACTAATATCTTTTACTAATTCTTTTTTCCTTTCATTATCTTCTTTTGCTGCTTCAGAACCATCAGAAGTTTTTGTTTCTTCTTCTTCTTTTGTAAGTGCACTAACAGGTGCTTTGTCTGATGTTCCTGCGGGTTGTGGTTTTGGAGGAGTTGGCTTATCTTTATTTGAGGCATCAAATTCAGAAGTATCATAGTTGACTTCCTGATCAAATACAGCGGGGTTGAATGATTTGTAGTGTTGGAAATCAGATAATGTAAAAGAGTATGTTTTCCCCTTAGTTTCACCCTCAAGTGTGCTTTTATAACTTATAGTTACTAGTTTTTTATCTGTGAGTTTTGCCTTCTCCTCTTCATTAATAGCTATATGGTGTTCTTTTACAGTTTCTTTAACTAATTGTATGATGTCTTTCTTTTTCATTTTTAATATTTTGGAAAACGTGATCTGTTTGGGTTACCTACTGCTTGGGTTTTTTCCATTCCTCTTGTTTGTAGTCCTTGACCACCTTCTCCTGCATTTTGACCATTATAAAATTCAATTTCATCTTCATCTGTCTTAAAAGAACCTCCTATACGTTGGGAAGTAACATTATTACCATCAGTAGGGTTATGTCCTCCCCCTCCTGCTCCCGTACCTGTGTATTCTTTTATGGTACTTCTAATTAGTTCTCTTAATTCCTTCTTGGTCATTGATTTCTTTTGTAATTATTTCTCTTCTTTCGTTTGCCGCCCTTGTTATATCTTTGGTAATTTTTTCTTTATTAATACCGCCTACCCATCTTTCTACTTCACCCTGCTCCGACACATATCCATCATTTGTAGCATTTACTGCGCCTAATAAATATGACTCCATTTCATCTAGTATAGTAAGGTTGTTTTTTGCTTTTAAAAGTTTTTTATAATCATCATATTGTCCACGAATTCTTAATTTATGTTCAAATTCTATAACACAATCATGGCATTTTTTATGTGCTTTATAATTATCTTTACTTAATTGGCCTTTTATTACTTTATTACATTTAGGACAACATAAAGGAACAAATACTTCTTTTTTAATGGCATCTAGTTTTGATATTGTTTGTTTAATACCATTTTTGATTGTCCATGTTTTTTTATTTTCTTTCCAAATATCGCCTTCTTTATATTCTGTTTGTTTTTTCTCGTAGCCTACTTGTGTACCCGTTGATGCACCAGTTTTTCCCTGTATAAGGTTACGTAATCTGCTTACGTCTTTTCTTTTAAATTCTTTTTTTAATCCTTGTACTTTTTGTTTCATAACTTTTATTTTAGCTTACGTCCATGTAATCTCCATGGCTTGCTTCTATTCCTAATTCTTCTAATCTTGCTACTATTAAATCTAAATCTTCTAAACCTGAATTGTATCTTCTTGGTAGTAAATCTCCTTCATGAATGTATTCTAATTGTTTTTTTACCCATTCATTAGCTTCATTATATTTCATTTTTAGTGTTTGTCCATCACTTGTAGAAAGAGTTAGTGAATAAAAATGACCACCTTGTTCAGTGTATACAAATGATGCTTTTTGGTATTGGTTTGATTCTTCAGCTATATATCCTAGTTTAGCAGCTGTTTCTTTTAAATTTTTCATTATTTTATTTTTTATAAGGAAATAAATTATTTAAGTGTTCTTTTCTTTTATTACACCCACAATCTCCCCCCGTTTCCGTTTCTATTACTTCTACTAGTTTTTTAATACCCGTCATTTTAGTGAACTTTTCGACAGTATCTCCTAATCCTTTGCTTTTGTTTTTGATTTTGTTTTCTTTATTCATTATGCCCCTGGTTTTCCTGCGTTAAAATTATTTCTACTAAACTCTAATCTATCAACTAATTTAATACCATTTTCTGTATGGTCAACTGCTACAAATCCTTCTGCTTTAGTTACACTTAAAGTACCGTCACCATTATCGATAAAGTGTTTAGTTGATACAGCTTTATCATATTTGGTTATAAATATAGCTTTTGCTTCAGAAAGTGATTTACTTACTTTAAATATATTTATTATATCTTGTTTTTGAGAATCAAATTCTTTAATTTTTTGTTCTCCTGCTTGTTTTTTCTTTTCTTTAGTTTCTGGTCGTTTAACTTTTTCAATACTTTTATCAACTGCTTGTTGGTACCAATTTTTAAAATTTTCAAAAGATTTTATAGGGTTTTGTAAAAATTCACCTTGCCTTATTTCACTATTAAGATAAGTATTTAAACTTGATAAAGGTAGATTTTCATAATTTACATTAATTGAATCTGCTTCTTTAATTTTCCCTAATACAAATGATTCTTCTTCGCTACTTAATAAAACCCCAGTATCATCTTTAAAATAAGCATCATCAAACCAAACATTACTAGAGGGGTTTAATCCATCTATGTCAGCCCCAAATGAAGCACCACTACCAGGTTTTAAATCATTATAGGTTGTATGGAATATTATTCCTATTTTTGCTGTGTTTATTTTTCTACCTAAATCTGAATTTGCTTCAACAGCATATCTAATTGTATTTGGTTTAAAAGTATAATGAGGTTTATCTTCTATATTTTGTGTATCTACATCATCACTATCAAACATAAAATCACCTTGTAATATACCCCTTATTCCTACAGCAGGCAAATATTGTAATGCTAATTTTAATTTTTTAGCTAAACCAGCTGCATGTCCATGATTTCTATCTATATCTTGAGGGGTATAATTAATTTTTGGTTCTTTATTAAATACTGACTTAGTACCTACAAAAAATTGTCCATTTTCCGGATTAATACCTGTAAATATAGCAGGGGCACCATCCCATTTTACAGATACGTTTTTTATTGAATTGTCTTCTCCTTTTAAATTTTTAATTAATTCATAAAGAAAAGATTTTGCTTTATTAAAACCATCTTGTCCTTGAGTTAATACTAATTCTTCAAGGTGTGTTAAGTGTGTGTTTGCTTTGGTTTCTGTTATAACTTCTGTTAGTTGTTCTTTCCACCAATTTTGTGAAAATAATTTTGTTTCTGTCATTTCTAAATTTTCTGGTGAGTCTTCTTTAAAATATGTGTGGTAAAAATAATTTAAAGCATCTAATCTTTCACCTGTTAATTCTTGTTTTAATCTTGCGTATGTTTCTTCTGCGTCTGGGGTGTCTAATTTTTTGACTAAATATGCATATAAAGCCCAATATTTTATTTCCGGGTCTTCAAATTCATATAATTTTCTTGTAAGTGTACCTTTTACATAATCTGGTACTTTATAACCACCTCCCCCATAGTTATTTCCTTTCATGTTAGACATGTCCTTACTTAAACGTTTCATGTTTTTAGAATGTTTGACTTTTTCTTGTTTATTCATCATCCCCATCATTTCATTAACAGATGCTGGATCTTCAACTGTTAATTTTACGTCTGGGTATTTGTCTTGTAAAGCCTCTACTGCTGTTCTGTTTTCTTCTGAATCATCAATAAAGTAAATTGTATTGTATCCTTTATTTATATGATTTTCTATCCAATCTGCTTTGTCTTTACCTGTTACTCTATCCCCGGATACTTGTAATCCTAAAGGCACTACATAAGCAGCTAATCCTAATTTGTCTTTTAGATATTTTGTAACGGGATGACCAATTGTTCTTGCTGTTAATATTGTTGTTTTTATATCTGGTTTACTTAAAGAGCTTTTTAATTTATTTACTACTTTACTGTTTATTATAGCGTCTCCTATTTGTTTTTCAAATTCAGAAAAATCATATTCTATATTTAAATTGCCTAATCTTGCTTCTAATTCTTTACTTTCTTCTGGGAATTTATCAGCGGGTATTAATAACTCTCTATTATAATCTCCATTGGGGCTTGTTATAGTAACTCCTATATTGGATTTTACTTGAGTTATTGTGTCGTCAAAATCATAAACATGTAAAATTTTACCTTGAGGGCCCGTTTGGTGGTCTTCATTTAAAGAATTATAAATATCCCCCATCCAATTACTTTTTGTTGTTTCTATACCATTATTTGATAATACTATTTTAA